ATGATACAGTAGCAACAAACATGCTAGAAAAGTTAGACACTATTGCTTCATTAAATGGTAAGGCGACACATGAACAAAAGAAAGGGCTTATTCAGTTAGAAGCGATGAAAGACTCTTTGAAGAATATTAAAGATGAAGATTCTAAAGCATTGCTAGAAGAACAGATTTCATTACTTAAAAATGGACTAGAAAAACAATCTACATTAACTGCTACCATAGCAGATAAGTTTAGCAAGCAAGCAGATAATATTGGCGGCGTGTTTGCTACAGTGATGGGCAATAGTCCATTGGCTGGCATGGTTACAAAATATGTTATTGGTAGCATTAAGAATAAACTGGTTCAACGTGCAGAACTAAAGCAAGCTAAGTTAGATGCCCACACTGATGCAGCTAAAGCACTTGTTGCACAAAAAGACTTAGTAGAAGCAGTTAAAGAGCCAGAAGAAGTTTCCAAGGTAGAAATTGTTGGACAAAGTGGGACAGTTAAAGTAGACGCTCTTACTAGCAATGTTAAGAAAAAAGTTGACCCAAAGAAAACTTCTACGCCAACACTATTAGATGAAGAAACTAGGAGGGAAAAGAAATCTCCTCTAGTGTCAAAAGTAGTTAAACCTAAAGGAAAGAAGAAAGGTTCATTTCTTGGAACATTGGTTAGATTAGTTGCTTTGATATTCCCTGCTATTATTGGCGGCGGTATCACTAAGTTATTGTCACCATTATTGTCTGTTGTAGGCACTATGGTGAGGTTTGTGCCTAATGCTATTAAAGGTGTGTTGAAACTTATACCTGGATTAACCACACCTAGCTTAGATGGTCCAGATTCTAAGAAGAAGAAAACTAAAGTTAAAACTCCTAAAAGAGGTGCAAGTCTTGCAAGCAGAGTTTTTAGTGGTGCTAAGTCTATTGCCAAAGGCGCTGTTAGACTAGGTGCAGGTGTGTTAGGCGGCGCTGCTGCCGTAGCAGGTGCTGGCTATGCAGGATATCAAGCTGGCACTTATGTTAATGACAAGTTGCTCACTAATAAAGACGGTAGTGGGAAAATTGCTAATGGGCTATATAACTTTCTTAACCCAGAAGATGCTCGCAATAAGGATAAGCAGGAACGTGAGCTAAAATACGCACAGAACAGAAACAAACTTATTAAAGCTGGTATGTCTAAAGATGAAGCTACCAAGGTTATGTCTGCAGGTAAGTTAGAAGAAACTTTAAGCCAACTTCGTATTAAAAATGGCACGAAGGATAAGAACATGGAGGCAGGGTTAAGACGTTCCACAGCATTACAAGAACAAGGCGCAGAGATTAGGGCATTGGATAAGACCTCTACTAACGCCCCTGCATCTGTTGTTAATGCTCCATCGACTACAGTAGTGAACAATGATAACAGCACATCTGTTACTAGAAGGCGACCTGTGTTGTCAAATCAGGACACTTCGTTTATTCATGCTAACCTACAAGGTGCATTCTAGCACCTGTATAGTGTCAAGAACGCAGTTTTAGTGCTTGAGGTATGTCTTACTATGCATCAAGCACTAAAACGCTTTATTTTACGTTTATTTGAGTGTAAAGTTCTGGCAGGTTGCCACATGTGTAATCATTATTACTATCATAGTTGACAACTTTAACACAAGAACTATTGCTCCAAGACACATAAACATCGGGAACTTGCTCAGAGCAAGCAGTTAGTGATAATAGTGCGATTGATAGTGTAATTAGTTTCATGTTAATCTCCGAGTTCAATGTTTCTTGTGCGCAACTATATCGTCTTAATTCGTTATTGCAAGTTTAAATCTGTCCAATCTAAGTAAGGGTTATGCCACAGACGAAGATATTCTCCTTCATTGGTCATAATGTGTTGAATGATATTGTTCAACAATTTATCGGATAGGAACTCTTTGCTAGGTGTCTTAACCAGCTTTCCTTTCATTGTAATGGTGTAAAAGGAATGAGGATTCATTGCAGCAAAAACTTTAATCCTTGGTCCGTGTGACAACTTTCGTTGTCCTGGTTGCAAGATATGAAATTTAATGTTCTTAAATCCATGTCCTTGTGCAGGGACGTTAGCCATCTCATTGATAAATTCTTTAAATGTTTTCATGTGTGCAAGTGTAGCATCATGTTTCTTTATTGCAAACAAAAAGGGTGTTGATATTTCTATCAACACCCTTTCTCAGCGCAACGCTAACTCTTAGTCCTCTATGGACGCAAAGAATGCCATTGCATCGTCCACTTCATCATCAGATGCAGCAGCAGGTTCAGCTACAGCTTCCTTCACCACAGCTTTTGTTTCTTCTTTAGCTACAGCAGGAGGTGCTTTCTTTTCTTCTGCAGGTTTCTTCCAAGGAGATTCTTCTTCCTCTACCTTTTCTGAAACAGGTGCAGCAGATTGTCCCAACACTTTATTAATCCGCTTCTTAGAATCTTCATAAGACGAGAATTGATCTGGCGCAACCAAAGAACTTAGGTCATGTAGTTCAGAGTAAACTGCGTCTAGCTTACCTTCGTCTCCGCCTAGTAATTCACTAGGTGCAGCAAACTCGGATTTATCATAGTTGACGTTTCCGTCTAACTTACGAATCTTAAGCTTAAAGTTAGCACCCTCTAAGAAGTCGAATGGGTTGATAGGATCTTCATCTGCAAATGTAGGGGAAACTGCATCCATAATTTTGCCGAAAATCTTCTGACCATAACGATAAATGAACACCTTACCTTCGTTTTCAGGGTGTGCGGAATCTTCAATAACCAAAACGTTAGAGTAATAAGATTGATTGCGTTTGCGATCACGTACCACTGCTTTCCATTTATCGGATAACTTTTTAAAGTCGCCGTCGCCATGTTGTTCTACAATCTCACGATTTGCTTCACATGCAGGACAGTTTTGGTCTTTTCCTAATGTTGTCGGACAGTTTTCAATGTACCAACCTTTGCCTTGAAACCCGTGACTAAACAATTTAACCCATGGTTCTGTCGCGCCTTCTGCTGGCGGTAAGAAACGAATAACTGCATAACCGCTGCCGTCTGCTTCTTTATGTGCTAACCACATACGTTTATCTTTTTCGTATCCACCAGTCTTTTCTTCTTGCGTTTTTGCTTGAACTTCTTTAAAGCTCATACGATTTTTCTTCCAACCTGCCATCTTAGTTACCTCATTAGTTTTATTAGTTTTAATTGCCTATTTCTAGGACTTGGTAATGCTAACAACAATCTAAAATATTGCTAGCAATTCTTTTTTGATGTCTTCTTCATGGAATGATAAGAATGCACCATAATTCTTTAATACTGCCGAACGTTGTTCATATATGATATCATTAGCACAAACTCTATCAAAATAGTCTACAAAGTGCAATATGTTATTCATTGCAATATAGGTTTCTTTTGACACAATGTTTTGACTAACTAAACGAAATATTATGGGTAGTTTTTCTCCATTGTATTTGAACAAGTCCTCTTTATGTAACCCTTTACTTTGAAGAAACCTATTTAGCTGGTGCATTTCTGTTATAACATGATAAGTTAAATTCTGCATTTTGCTTATCCAATCCATATAAACATCATGCGAATTATTGTCTAACATCAAGTCGCCCACCCACTTAGGTCTTTCTGCAAAGTTAGAAACAAAGAATGCACAAAACTCATTAGTTCTATACTTCTTGGCTATAGCACGAAAGAAGTGTTTATCCTTTCGATTAATGTAACTCTTTACGTTTGCACTACACTTCCCTTCTTGCTTCATAAAATCGTAGTCAGATGTGAAATGAGCTGTTACTGCACAATATGTTTTATATGCTCTAAACTCTGGCATCTCACATCAATGTGTTTGTGTTAGTAGAATGTTCTTTCTTTAACATGTTTTCGTGTTGCGCTTCTGCCATAACCTTATCCATTAATGTTTTGCTAAGATATTTCTTGACAACTTCGTAGTCTACATTTCTTTCTTGGCACACTAAGTCAATAGCAGCAATATAGCTACAACGTTGTTTTGCCTTAGTTTTCTCCACATCAGATGAAAACTCTGCCTTAGTTAATGGTTTAAATTTAACTTCAGGTGCTTGTACTAATACTTCATTGATTGTCATTTAAAATTGCTCCATGCTGTTGTGCGTATGAATTCTAAAACTTTGTCCATTGTAATGTTATCATCCTTGAATGTGATACCGCCTGCTTGTTTGTGTCCGCCTGCAGACATGATTTCTTCTAACTTTTCTAAAGGCTTAATGGAAGCATTAACATCTATTCGCTCATCCCTTGCTCTAACAGACAACTTTAAAACATTGTTTTGGTCTGAGTAAACAATGTCATTATTTTTATTAAAATTATTCATTTTATTAAAAACTTTCATGAAGCTATCAAAGCCTTCATTGGGTTAAACACGAACCCTCTATTCACTTGGTCAGTAAAACTGACATCAGTGCGTACTTTTCGTATGATGTTAAGGGCACCATTTACATCTGCATTGACTAGAAGTCCTTTAGCAGTTTTGTAAAGTCCTCGTTTAATTCTCTTTCCAGAGAATTTAATCAAGTTCTTAACACCTTTTTGGTACGCAGGCAGTGTGTCGTTATCTAAGGCGGAACATTTAGAAGTGTAAGATTCCTCAGTGACCAGCACCGTGATTCCTATTGATTCAGCCTTGTAAGTTATCATTTCTTTAAGTCTACCTAAAGGAAGTTGAACAAAGTTTTGGTTGTTTCTTTTACCCATGTTGCAACCTTCTTTAAATCCTTCATTCCAACCGATGACCAGAGTTCCTACATCATGCTTGATGCAATGCTGTACTATGTAGTGACTAGCCTTGTGCAAGTAGTCTTTGACCTTAGCGTTCCGTTTAGAATGAAGTTTCTGAATCCTGTTAGTAGTCTTAGTTTTATGATTGACTTCTGCTTGTGCTTTTAACTTGGCAAGCTTCTTGTTGTAGTATTGGTTAGTGGACTTCAAAGGTCTGCCGTTTATCAGTACGGGGGCGAATGCTCCTCGCTGACTTACTAACGTAGCTAAGTTATTGATCCCAAAATCAATTCCTGCAACATTGTTCTTGTCAAGAGGTATAGGTTCAATCCAAGTTTTTATCA